GCTATCGACTATAAAGAAGGTAATCAACTTTCTGCTATCCTACCCGGTAATACCATCACTGTTGTAAACTCTGCTGGTGTTGCCCAAACCACTCAGACTCTAGGTAGTACCGCTACTGATGTTGTTGATTGGTACGATCAGCAGCAACTTACCCTAACCAATGCAACCATTTATTGGAAGTCTATTGCACCTAAGCCTACCAGCAATGAGTACGTGGTAGAGCGCGGTGGTAAGAATGATGCCATCCACGTAGCAATCGTAGATGATACCGGCACTGTTACTGGTATTCAGGGTAATCTTATCGAAAAGCATCTATTCCTTTCTAAGGCATCTGATGCTATTTCTGCTGTTAATTCACCTCAGAAGATTTGGTGGAAGGATTATCTGGCTCAATTCTCTCGGTTTGTTTATGCTGGTGATAATCCATCAGATAACAGCAATCCTAATGAGACCACTTATGCAACTGGCTTCTCCAGCGGCTTTATTGGAGTCTCAACTGCCAGCGGTCAGTGGAATCTGCCCGCTCAAGGGGCCGTCTATTCGGCTATTGGTAACGTAACCTATAATCTGAGTGGCGGAGCCGATTACGGGGCCTCACAGGGGATGACAGCCACCTTAGGCGACCTTGTTACTGCCTACCGTCTATTCAACAACCGCGATGAGATTCCTCTTGATTATCTGATTATGGGTCCTGGCCTTGCCAATAAGTCAGAATCCCAGGCCAAGGCTCAAGAACTGATCTCTATTGCTAACCAGCGTAAGGATTGTATCGCAACCATCTCTCCCCATAGAGCTGATGTTGTGGATGTAACCAACCGCGATACCCAAACCGATAACATCATTTCTTTCTATGCGCCTCTATCATCTTCGTCTTATGCTGTGTTTGATGATAACTACAAGTACACTTACGACCGCTTCAATAACAAGTTCCGTTATGTCCCAACTAATGCCGACATTGCTGGTCTTTGTGTAAGAACTGCAATCTTTGCTTATCCTTGGTTCTCACCAGCTGGTCAGCAAAGAGGTATTCTCAATAATGCAATCAAACTGGCTTATAATGCTGGTCGTACTCAGAGAGATCGTCTGTATTCACAGCGTATCAACTCTGTTATCAACCAGCCTGGTATCGGTATTATCCTGTATGGTGATAAGACTGCACTGGGTTATGCATCTGCCTTTGATCGCATTAACGTCCGTCGTCTATTCCTAACTATCGAACAGGCCCTTGAGCGGACTGCTCAGGCTCAGCTATTCGAAATCAACGATGAAATTACTCGGTCTAACTTCATCAACATTGTGGAGCCTTACCTGCGCGATGTTCAGGCCAAGCGTGGACTATACGACTTCCGTGTAATCTGCGACGAATCCAACAACACCCCTGACATTATTGATAATAATGAATTCCGAGGAGACATTTACCTCAAGCCTACCAAGTCTATTAACTACGTGACTCTTACTTATGTTGCCACCAGAACTGGTGTCAGCTTTGAAGAAGTTATTGGTAGAGTATAAATTATTAAATAACTAATAAGGAGGATCATTAAATGTCTACTTTAAGAACAATTACTGGATTTAAGGAGCGCCTTGCTGGGGGTGGTGCTCGCCCTAATCTATTCGAGATTAGCATCCCCGTATTTCCCCCTGCTCTAGGTATCACCTGGGGTCAAGAGGAAGCTCGGACTTTCAACTTTCTTTGTAAGGCTGCTGCAATTCCTGGTTCAACCATTAACCCAATCGACATTCCGTTCCGGGGTCGTTCACTGAAACTTCCTGGGGATCGTACTTTTGCGCCTTGGACTATTACTATTATCAACGATGAAGATTTCCGTCTCCACTCTGCCTTTATGCAGTGGATGAATGCAATGAATAAGCTTGAAAACGCAACTGGTGCAACCTCACCATCAGCGTATATGGTCGATGCTTACGTCAATCAGCTAGGTCGTGGTGCTGATCGGGGTCGGTTCTCTACCAATAATTCATCCACTGGTGGTGCAGTTGGTAACGCTGCAGTAACCCCGCTTCGTACCTTTAAACTTTATGATATGTGGCCTTCAGATGTGGGCGAAATCCCTCTATCATACGAAAGCGATAACACCGTTGAAGAGTACACCGTTGAGTTCCAGTATCAGTGGAATTCCGCTGGTGAGGGTCAATCAAACAACCGAGATCAAACAGGCTCCGTAATTCGATAATAAATAGCTAACACGACTGTTTACTCTTAATTATGGCAAAGCTGTTTGGTTTTTCGATTGAGGATGACGATAATTTAACGCCTAGTACATTATCCCCCGTCCCTCCTAGTGATGAGGACGGGGTTGATTATTATCTGACGAGTGGATTTTTCGGAACCCACATCGACATTGAAAACATCTATAGAACAGAATTTGATCTGATCCGTAGATACAGGGAAATGGCACTCCACCCTGAAGTGGATTCTGCCATCGAGGACATTGTTAATGAGGCGATTGTTTCTGATACAAACGATACACCTATTCAGATTGAGTTATCAAATCTTAATGCAAGCGATGACATTAAGCGTATAATCCGTAACGAATTTAAATACATTCTAGAACTTCTTGATTTCGATAAAAAAGCACACGAGATTTATCGAAATTGGTACGTTGATGGTAGACTTTTTTATCATAAAGTTATCGACGTTAAAAAGCCTGCGGAAGGAATTCAAGACCTTCGATACATTGACGCCTTGAAAATGCGTTATGTTCGACAGGAGACAAAGTTAAAAGATAATAAAATTCAGGCAAGATCATTTGGGGATGATGTTAATCCAATGGATTATCAATTCCCTAAGATTGAAGAATACTTTGTTTATACACCCAAGTCACAGTATCCGGTAGGACAAACTGGTACGATGAGTGCTGGTCAAGAAAAAGGATTCAAATTCTCTAGAGATTCTATTGTTTATTGCACCAGTGGTCTCGTTGATCGTAATAAAGGAACGACTCTTTCGTATCTCAATAAAGCATCCAAAACCCTCAACCAACTCAGAATGATTGAGGACAGTCTGGTTATCTATCGGATGCTTCGCAGTACAGAAAGAAAGGTATTCTACATTGATGTGGGTAACCTTCCTAAAGCAAAAGCCGAGCAATACTTGAGAGATGTTATGATGCGTTATCGTAGTCGTCTGACTTATTCAACGACTGATGGTACTGTTAAGGATGATAAGAAATTCACCGCAATGATGGAGGATTATTTCCTCCCACGCCGCGAAGGTGGTCGTGGTACTCAGGTGGATATGCTTCAAGGAGGTTGTCTTGCTATGGATACTAAAGTTTCATTGCTTGATGGTAGAGAACTTTCTATCTCAGAAATCGAGCAAGAGATGGAAAATGGTAAGCAATTGTGGACTTACTCTTGCCATCCAACCACTGGTGAAATTGCACCCGGTTTGATCTCTTGGGCTGGGGTTACCCATAAGAAGGCTAAGGTTCTAAAGATTACTCTTGATAATGGCGAATGCATTACTTGCACACACGATCACAAGTTTCCCATTTATGATGTTGGATTTGTTGAGGCCAAAGACTTAGTTGTTGGTGGAGGATTAATTCCATTTAAGGCTGATAATGCTCTTATCACAAACATCGAATTCCTTTCTGATGAAATTGAAGTCGGAACTCTGACTATTGATAATGATGAGATGATTCACGGTTATCACACCTTTGCGCTTTCTTGTGGGGTCTTTACTAAAAATAGTAACCTAGGCGAATTGACGGATATAAACTACTTCCAAAGAAAGCTATACAAAGACCTTAATGTACCAGAATCAAGAATTGGTGGTGACTCTGGTTTTAACCTTGGTAGATCATCTGAAATCCTAAGAGACGAGGTTAAGTTCTCTAAATTTGTGGGAAGACTCCGTAAGAGATTCTCTACAATGTTCAGCGATCTTCTTAAGACACAACTAATCCTTAAGAACATCGTAACTCCTGAAGATTGGAAGGTAATGAATGAACACATTCAATACGACTTCCTATACGATAACCATTTCGCAGAACTTAAGGAATCTGAACTATTAACAGAAAGAATTAATACTCTCACCATTGCAGAGCCTTACATTGGTAAGTATTTCTCCAAGGATTACATTCGTCGTAAGGTTCTCAGACAAACAGACCAAGAAATTGTGGAAGAGGATCTCAAGATTCAACAAGAAATTGAATCTGGTGAAATTCCTGATCCTAATGCACCAATTGATCCTGAAACGGGTCAGCCTCTTCCTATGGAAGTAGGCAATAACATCCAAAGTGATGCGGGTAAAGTGCCTATCGAACCTAAAGTAGACACCTCTATCGTAGAGCCACCCAAAGGTGGTGAAATTTAAGACTAAATAACCTTATTTAAACAACACTTATGACTGAACTAATGCAACAGATTCTACAAAATGAATCTCCTTCAAAAATTTCTGATCTCATCAAATCCGAACTGTCCATCAAGGCAGTAGAAAAAATTGATGAGTATCGCCCAGAAGTAGCTGCTCAGCTTTTTAGCCCTGATGAAGAGTGAGCTGGATTCTGAGCTTCAGGAACTATTCGAAGTAATTTCAACTGGAAAGAAATTACAAAGAGAGGAACTCGATAATTTAGTCTCAGATTCTTTTGAGACTATGTTCTGGGCTCCTTTGGTTACTGAAGAAAAGAAACCTAAAAAGACCAAAAAGAAAAAGGTTATTAAAGAAGAATACCAAGAACCAGAAGTCCCCGAGAATCCTCTTATTGAGAGGTCTTTGGGACTTCTTTCTGTGCCTTCTAATGAGAAAGTCCAACAAGATCCTTTAACTCCTGTTGATCAAAATTTTGTAACCTTTGAACAACTACAGAAGCATTATACCACTTTCCTTGGTCGAATCCAACAGCAATTATCAACTCTCGGTGGTGGCGGTGAGGTTAATCTTGCTTTTATGGTTGCTCCGGTAAGGACAATAACAGGATCAACTTATACCATAACTCAAAGGGATTATTACATTGGTGTTAACCATAGTGGTGCAGTTACTTTAACCCTTCCTATGGCAGATCGTAATGGTCGAAAGTACATCATAAAAGATGAATTAGGTGAGGCATCTAAAGGAACAAATCGTTACATTACAATCTTTCCTCAAGCTGGTGACTTGATTGATGGGAAAGATAGGGCAATCTTGGCTTATGATTTCGGTAGTTTAACCTTTATCTGGAACAATAATTCCTGGAGAATAGTATGAGCTTTTTATTTCGAGATCCACTTGGTACTAATTTTGGTTCTGATGCCTTTGGTAGATTAAGAGTATCAGATACATTTACTATTGGTGATTATAAGCACTCTTATTCAATTGATCCAGAATTTCTTGATGTAAAAGTTGGTACTGGTGCAACTGTTGTCTTTATTCCAAATGAGGCCTGTGTTGATCTTGTTGCAGGAACTGATTCTAACGGTTATTGCATCCATCAGACAAGGCGTTATCATCATTATCTTCCAGGTAAAAGCCAGTTTGTTTTTTCCTCCTTTAACTTTGGAGCAGCCAATACTAATGTAACAAAAAGAACAGGATACTTCGATAATAAGAATGGTATTTACTTTGAACAAGTCGGAAATGGAACTCTAAACTTTGTAATTCGATCCAGTGCAACAGGTATTGTTTCAGAAAGAAGAGTTCCCCAATCACAGTGGAATAGGGACAGATTAGATGGTAATGGTCCATCTGGTGTAACGATTGACATTACAAAAACTCAACTCTTTCTAACAGATTTTGAATGGTTAGGTGTAGGTAAGGTTCGTTGTGGGTTTGCTATTAATGGTGAAAACATCCTGGCCCACGAATTTGATAATGCAAACTACGAAGAAACCGTTTATATGTCAACGCCAGTTCTACCCGTTCGTTGCGAGATAAGAAACACTGGAACGGTTAGCACTGCAGCATCTTTCTCACAGATTTGTGCGACTGTTATGAGTGAAGGTGGTTATAACGAATCTGGTAGGGAATGGTCTCATACTACTCCATTAAGAACAGTTGGTGTTGGTAGCTCACTTCCCGCTATTTCGATTAGGCTTAAAAATAGTTTTCAAAATCAAGAAAACAGAGCAACAGTTAAGTTGGTTAACATCAGCGTATTTTCTGTTGGTGGAAACATCAAGTATGAGGTTGTTAAAATACCCAGTTCCGTGGGTGTTACAACAACTGGTACCTGGGTTTCGGAAAACATTAATTCTGCAGTCGAATACAATCAAACAGCAACAGCTATAAGTGATGTTTACTTTGAAGACTTCCTTGGGGGTTATGCCGCAGGAACAAGTCAAAACGTTAATGTTGTGGCTGGTGCATCTGTCAATAGTCAAATTGGCCCAGAGGCTAAAAAGAATTTCTTAACCCAGAATTTTGATTCTACAGACTCTGAAATTTTCGCAGTTAGAGTTTTTAATGTTGATTCGACCTATGCGGCAAATGTTGGTGTTTCATTACAGTGGAAGGAACTCTACTAATTGCTAAATAAGTTTATAGTTATAAGTAGTATAAATGGCTCATAAACCTGTAGGCATTGGTAGTTCTTTTTCAGTCTCGGCTGGTGCTGCAACTACATCAAGTCCTATTTCAGTATTGTGTGATACGATTCGTATTGTGCCTACTGCCAATTGCTTTATTAAAGTTGATGGTGAACCGACCGCAACTAGCGGTGATTATTATGTTTCATCCTCAAGAGAATACACCCTTGCTCTTTCACCAGCATCCGGTAGGGTAACTGGAATTACGACTGGTGCTACCACTTTTATTGATTTCCCTGAAGGTACTGCATCACCCTTTTCTGTTAATGATTATGTGACTCTCGTTTCAGTGGGTCAAAGTTATTATAACTTTACTCATAAGAGAGTAACTGATGTACTAACCTCAGCTGGTGTTGGTGGTTTTTATTCACGTCGTATTGTTATTGATCATAATTCTTCTGGTATTGCTACTGCCTATACCGCTCAAGATGGTGATCTAAGGAAATCCGTAAAGGTTTCTGCATTTGGACTTGCTGCTGGTGCAATTTATCATCAACAGGTTCAAATCTCTGGTGATGCATAAATTGTCTTAAAAGCATAACAATTTCTAAATAGTTCATAACAAACACCCATAATAATGAAGCTTATTAGAGAAGAAGCAGAATCTGTAAAGGTTCTCACCGAAGAAAAGAACGGCAAAAAGACTCTCTACATTGAGGGTAACTTTATGATGGGTGATTCACCCAATCGCAATAATCGTATCTATCCGATGCGGACTCTGCGAAATGCTGTTACGGTTTATAATGAAAACTTTATTAAGGCCAAGCGGGCTGTTGGTGAATTAAATCACAACAGTACACCATCTATTGATCTTACTAAAGTATCACATATGATTACCAAGCTCGAAGAGCGAGGTAATTATTTTTATGGTAAAGCAAAGATTCTCAATACCCCAATGGGAACGATTGCTCAATCTCTTATTGATGAGGGTGTTGTCCTTGGTGTAAGCAGCCGTGCCCTAGGTTCGGTTCGTCCTAATAATGAAGGTTATAACGTAGTTGGTGATGATCTCCTTATTTCAACCGTTGACATTGTGGCTGATCCAAGTGTTGGTTCTGCTGCTTTCGTTAATGGAATCTATGAGGGTAAGGAATGGCTTTACGATACAAAGCGTAAAGAATACGTTGCTTATAACATCCGTAATCAGATTGAAAAGGATGTGGTTTCACGTAGACTTAATGAAGAGCGTATGCTACTTCATTTTGAAAACTACTTAAAACTAATCTGACAAAATACCAAATTTTCTAAATAAATACAGAATAAAATCAGGTAACTGGAGAAACAATGGCTCGTTCTAAGACTGCTCTTAATGAAATGGAAGCAAAAAACTCACATTCAGTGACTCAGGTGAATCGCAGTGCTGTGCCTGCTGAACCTATGCAAAAACTTACCACTGGTGGTATGGAAACAGGGTATGAGGATCTTGGTGGTCCTACCCCAGAAAATTCCAAGCCCGATGATGAATCAAACTCCCTTAAGGATCCTTCTTCTCGTCTAAAGCGTGTTTCTGATGCTATCACCCGTGGTGCTAAGGCTGCTGAGCCTATGCCCAAGATGAAGAGTCCTGTCAGCGAGGAAACTGAAGAGGACGATGAGGATTATCTTGATGAGGACGAAACTGAGGTAGACGAAGACGAACTCTACGAAGAGAAGGATAAAGAAGAGGAAGAAGATGAGGATGAGGAAGAGGGTGAAGAAGATGAAGATGAGGATGAAGAGGATAAAAAGTCACATAAAAAGTCTATGAAAGAAGAGGCCGAAGATGATTATGATCTAGAGGATGATGTTGAGGCTCTTGTTGCTGGTGAAGACCTCTCTGAGGAATTCAAGGAAAAGACTCGCGTAATTTATGAGGCCGCAGTTCGTTCTAAGGTCAACGAAATCCGTGAGCGTCTTGAAGAGCAGTATGAGGCTGCCCTTGTTGAGGAAGTGCAAGAAATTGCCGAGTCTCTCCAAGAGCGTGTAGATGCTTATCTAGAGTATGTGGCTGATGAGTGGATGCAAGAGAATGAACTTGCTATCCAATACGGCATCCGGGAACAGATTGCTGAATCTTTCCTCGGTAAACTATTCAATCTTTTTGAAGAACATAATGTAAATCTCCCTGAGGAGAAGTATGATGTTGTAGAGAATATGGTTCAAAAACTTGACGAAATGGAGAATAAACTCAACGAGCAAATTGAAAAAAATATGCAGCTAACCCAGAAACTTTCTGAGTCCGTTGCTGATAAAATCTTTGATGATGTTGCTGATGGTCTAGCTATCACTCAGCAGGAAAAGCTCGCTTCACTTGCAGAAAGTGTTGAGTTTGAAAGTGCAGATTCTTATCGTGAAAAACTAATGACCCTTCGGGAATCTTATTTCCCACAAAATCGTCGGGTCCTAACTGCTCAGCTAGAAACCCTATCTGAAGGTGTGGAAGTTCCCCAGGCTAGTAATTACTCAGCCTCAATGGAAGCCTATCTTCGGGCGGCTGCTGCTGTAGCAAATGTTTGAATTCAAGATTAAATCAAACCCAAACAAACACATTTAAGAGGTAAACGCAAATGTTCGTACAAGAACAACTGCAGGAAAAGTGGGCTCCCCTTCTGAATTATGATGGTCTTAACCCTATCAAAGATTCTTATCGTCGGGCTGTAACCGCTCAACTGCTAGAAAACCAAGAAAGCTTCCTACGGGACAATAACGCTTTCGAAAACGGCACTCTTCTAATGGAGAGTCCAACCAACTCCGCTAACGCTCCTGGTGCTTCAGGCGGTTTCACTGGTAGTGCTGCTGCTGGTGGTCCTGTTGCTGGTTTCGATCCTATCCTAATCAGCCTCATTCGTCGGGCAATGCCTAATCTGGTCGCTTATGACCTAGCTGGCGTTCAGCCTATGAATGGTCCTTCTGGTCTAATTTTCGCTCTCCGTAGCCGTTATACCAACCAGACTGGTCCTGAGACCTTCTTCAATGAAGTGGATTCTGCCTTCTCTGGTCAGAACAGTGGTTTCAACCTTGCTGGTTTCGGTTCTACCGCTGCTGGTATTGGTACCACTATTCAGCGTGGCACTAACCCTGGTCTACTCAACCCCACCGCAACTTCAACCGAAACCTACAACGTGGGTCAAGGTATGGTGACTGGTGATGCTGAGAACCTCGGTAATGGTGATACCAACCAATTCAATGAGATGTCATTCTCTATCGAAAAGGTTGTGGCTATCGCTAAGAGCCGTGCTCTGGCTGGTGAGTACAGTATGGAGCTAATGCAGGACCTTAAGGCTATCCATAATACCAGTGCTGAAGCTGAGCTTGCGAATATTCTCTCCACCGAGATTCTCTCTGAGATCAACCGTGAGATTATTCGTACCATCTATAAGGTAGCCGAACAGGGTGCTGTTAATAACGTTGCTACTCCTGGTGTATTCGACCTTGACATCGACTCAAATGGCCGTTGGTCCGTTGAGAAGTTCAAAGGTCTAATCTTCCAGATTGAGCGTGATGCTAACGCTGTGGCCCAGCGTACTCGTCGCGGGAAGGGCAACGTGATTATGTGCTCTGCTGACGTGGCTTCTGCTCTAACGATGGCTGGTGTACTCGATTATACCCCTGCTCTCAATGCTAACCTGAACGTAGATGATACTGGCAACCTGTTTGCTGGTACTCTAATGGGTAAATATCGTGTGTATGTTGACAGCTATGCTGCTAACGTAAGCAACGATCACTATTATGTGGTGGGTTATAAGGGAACCTCTCCTATGGATGCTGGTCTCTTCTACTGCCCCTACATCCCTCTGCAGATGGTGCGTGCTGTTGATCCTAAGATGTTCCATCAGCGTATTGGCTTCAAGACCCGCTATTCTATGGTCTCCAATCCTTTCGCTGAAGGTCTAGAGCAAGGTCTAGGTCGTCTACAGATCAACTCCAACCGCTACTATCGTCGGGTGGCTGTTAGGAATCTTCTCTGATCTATTCATAGGAATCATAATCAAGGGAGGCAGAAATGCCTCCTTTTTTATTGCCTATAAATAATACAACAAACTCTCAAAATAATGCCTGAAACAGATTATACCGTATCAAATCGGCAGATTGAGAATAGGAATTATTCATACCCCACAAAGTATAAGTTTACGATTGCCAGGGCACCTAAGGCAGTATTCTTTGCTAATTCAGCCTCAATTCCGGGACTAGACTTGGCTATTGGATCTCAACCAACTGGGCTTGGTAGAGACATTCCCCTTCCTGGCAATAAGTTAAAGATGGAATCCTTTGACATAAGATTTATTGTCGATGAGGATCTTACAAACTATGCAGAAATCAATAAGTGGCT